TTTATAGAGTTAGGACCGCAGGGTGCTATTGGTCGTGTACCTCCTGCCGTTAGCTCACTCAATGTTCAACAAGACTTAATGCAACTGATTGATGGTATACATTTAGGTGGTAGATACCCTAAGTCACGACCCGGTGAAATTGACCAGTCGATAGCTTCAGCTAAATTCCTAGAAGCCTCTGCTGGAATGATGAATACAGCCATCAGAACATACCATCAGATTCTTCAAAGACAAATGGAACGTGCTTTACGTATCGCTTTAGAAGTAGACAAAGCATATTTCCCTAGATCAAAGACCGCTTCTGGGATTCTGAGAAATCAAGAGTTCCTAACTGAATACAATCCAAAAACTGATATAGATACCAAAAATTTACTACGAGTAGAATATGGACTAGGTTTAGGTCGTGATCCTGCCCAGTCCGCTGTTCTACACATTCAGTATTCTCAAGCGGAATTTGTATCTAAAGAATTTGTACAGGAGAACATTGATGGACTCACTGATGTTGGTCGTGAGCGTTCACGCTTGGATGTCGAAAAATTTCGAGGGATGGCGTTGGCTAAACTACTACAGGGGTTGGAAGCCGGAACCATTCCGAATGAAGCGTTAATAGAGATAGCTCGATCCAGAGAAAAAGGCGAAGATCTCTTTGACATATTTGAAAAGTATGTCGTACTGCCAGAACAGGAAGCAGCAAACGCCCAACAACAGAACATGATAGAAACAGGTTTAGGTCCACCAACGGAAGTTGGCGCTGGACCACCTCCACCTGAAGGAATGCCTGCTCCACCACCTCCCGGTGGCGCTGAATTACTAGCACGTATAGGAATGCCTGCAGGTGAGGGTGGAATGTTAGGAACACAGGTGACTGGATGACGTTTCAAGATCCTTTTCAAGATGAAGAAACGATTGAAGCCTCCTGTGATTTAGAAAATCCTGAGTCTTGTGAAAGTTGTCAATAATGCCTACAGACGAAATAGAAAAAACTCCCACATCGGATGTCTCTGTAAATAAGCCTGAATCAGGTGCATACGGAGAGAAAGCGGATCTGGCTCGCTTGAAACAATCTTTACCTCCGATGGGCATACCGGGAGTTGAGGGGACTGGAGCGGTAGCTCCAGCCCCTACTTCCGGCATGAGACCGCCACAAACTATGGGCAGACCCACAGGTGGACCTTCGGAAGTTCCTAATGTGCTTATGGCACCGACACAAAGACCAGATGTTCCCCTTAATCAAGCACCAGCACCGGCTCCAGCACCCCTACCTCCTAAAGCTGTCGCTGCTAATCAACAAAGGATGGCTGTACTGGAAGCTCTTTCGACCCATGATGAAATATCAGAAGAAACAAAAGAATGGGCTAAAGAGGTTTTAGAATTTCTCCGTGAAGCAGGTAGATAGATATGTCTATGGCGGAAGAAGAACTGCTAGTAGAGCCTGAAGAAGAACAAGTTCAACCTTCGATACTCGACCCCATAAAACAAAAAGGTGTTTTAGAAGGTGGGGCAGAACTTCTGGGAAACATGCTACCCGGCTCCTTTGTAGCCAACCAAGCTCAACAACGAGGACAAGATGGCTATTCAGTAAAAGACGTTTTTAGTTCCTTATTGGATGTAGGTACATCAAGTGCCTACTTCACTCCCATAATAGGAGATGCTCTAGGGACTAGAGATGCCCTCAACATTTGGGATGATCCAGATGCTGACACATTTACCAAAGCAATGGGAGTTATGGGTGTCATTGGTCTTGTGCCTTTGGCAGCTTCAGCAGGTGCAGCAGTAAAAACCAATCGTGCTTTACAAAGCGCTAGGGCAGCATCATCGTTACCTGTTTCAAGCCGTCACCTCTTTGGCGACACTCTTTCTCACTTGTCAGGTGTAATAGATGAGCCTGTCAAGGCTCAATCCCTGCTTGCGACTCTAGGAGATAGTCGAGGTAGAAAAGTATTACAGGTTTTACAATCAAAAGATTTTGAAGCTCAACCTATGGATAGAGCCAGAACTTTCGATCATATACGAACAGGGCTACAAGGTGAGAAAAGGTTAAACAACGGAGACCAAGCAATCGGCTTTCTTGACACATTAGGGTCAAATTTGATTGAAAGGATTCCCAGCTACAGACAGAGTGTCAATTCTTTGGAATTAACACCAGATCAAGTCAGAGTGTCAGCAGTAGCTTACGAAACGGCGAAAATGGATTACCTAGTTAAAACAAATAAACTCTCTGTTGGGGAAACCCAACAAAATGTGATCCCTATGTGGGAAAAGTTTATTAAAGGGGATGAGCTTCTTGCAGGAGAAGAGGTAATTTTCTTACATGATGCAATAGTTGAGATGGCTCACCTAACAGAAGGAACAGTTCACCCTCATTTTGCTTTTGATGATATTCGTTTTGGTCTAGATCAAATACTTTTAGATGGTCCTAATTCTAAAGTATTTATACAAGTGTTGGATCACGATGGTGTTTCTTTAACACAGTTGACAGAAGAAGCCACTTTCAAACGTATAGTTAATGCTTCTGAGGTGAATGAATCTTCCATGTTGACTCATTTTTCTCAGAATATAGTTGAGTTTTTCGATCAAGAAGTTAGAGGTTCGCTAGGGGAAGGTTCCTTAGTGGTGACAAGCTCTGGCGTACCGGGTCTTATTGACCACACTTTATCTGCATCAGCAGGTTTCACTGTCTCTGGTCAGAATAAGACAGTTGACAACCTCGTTGAAAGGGCGCTTGAGATAGCTGGTGCGTCATTAGGTGAAGTGGCTACTGGTTCAGGCACAAAAACAATAACTGGTCCCATGTTGCGAGGTTTAATAAATCAAGTATTCAATCAGAAATTGGATCAGAACCTATCTCCCTCTTGGGCTATCACAGGCACAGGTAATCTAAGACAGGCTAAAGAGGGTGGAATTTTTTATCATTCTGCTAAGGGTGGCAAAATTGAAGTAGAGCGTGAATATCTACACATGGGGACTTTAGAGTCTGCCATGATGAGAGCGCAAGTCCATCCAAATAAGTCTATCCCTGTACAGGAATATGAAGTTCGCCCTCAAAAACCTTATTTTCCAGATGGCAAGATACTGGATGAAAGAATAGGAAAAGACAGAACAGAACTTTGGGTAATGGACACTGTTGGTAAAAAAGCGAAAGATAGTTTACGAGCGCAGGGTTATGATTCTGTTCCTTATATCAATGCTGTAGAAGGTGAGGGTCAAATTTCTTATATGATTTTAGATCCAAGAATCTTAAAACCTTTAAGAAGAAGAACTGTTCAAGTCAAAGGCGACCATGATTTTGGTGCAGGGAAAGGAAAGGACATCATTTCTGCTCCTAGAGATGGTGCTGGACAGGTAATATACCATGTTGAAGTTATTGAAGAATTTTCAAATACTTGGGTTAAAGGTCAAGGACCAGCAAGAATTTACAATGACAACTTATTGAATATGCTTCAAAACCCTGCTCCAAATAAACTAGGTTTCAGGGCTCATCCTCCTAGAACTTCAGCGCCTAAACAAGTCCTACATGAACTTTTGAACGCTCCATCGACTAGAAAGGGATCGGGAACTCTAGTAGTTGCTGCCAGAGCAGATGGTGGTGTGGAAATAGTATCTCCCTTAACAGGTAAAAAAAGCAAGGGAAGGAATCGTGGAACCTACTCTTCAGTAGGTGGCAATTCACAAGGTCAACATGTGAGATTAAAGGTTCCAATGAGGGTAGCTGACACCGAATCTACCGCCATAAGAATTGCTGAATCAACAACTGTAGATGCCAGGGAAGCCTCAACAGGTTTCAGAAAAATGACTACCAACCATAGATCTTGGGCTTTTGAAGATGGCAGACATATCGTAATTTCAACTACTCAATCCTCCGATGCCGTTCAACAACACCAGCAGATTTCATTACTGTTGGAAGAAGCTGGCATTCCACACAAACTCACCCTTGAGGAACCTCACATAGGGCAATCAAAAGTTTGGAGAGACAGGATAACAGGAGAAGAGTATTGGTCTGTTGAAGAGTTTGAGGCTCAGGGTGTCAATCGTGGCAATTTAACTCTAGAGCTTCACGAGGAGCCTAGAGTCCAAATTGCTTTAACTTTTGAAGATCCAGACAGTCTTTCTAGAGCGTGGCATATCCTACATGAACCAACCCCTCATAATGGAGATCTCTCCGTTCAAGGTATAAACACTGTTTCCAGTGAATATGTCCGTCATTATGCCAGAGAGTATGGTCTTAAAATTATACCTCGTGGAATTAAACGAGAAATAGAGTTCATAGATGCAGGAGGAGGGACTTCCCTCACTGAATTACAGGGTCGAAAGATAGATCCAAAATTTGCAGTCTCTGATCGTAAAACAATGGTCAAAATAGCTAAAGAATATGCCACTAAACGGACGACTAAAAAACTTGAAGCAGAAACAGCATCACAGTATGGCAATTTCATTATTGAAACTGATGCTCAGTTTCAATGGATAACTGAACAAGCAGGAGTCCGAATGGAAGTTGTTGACACAAATCCGTATGCCTCTCCGATGGAAATGGCTGCAGATATTCGTGACAATAAAAGACTTAAGATTCTGTCAACAGAATCCACTGGTGGACATCCTCTTTTAACAAATGCACAGAATGACAAGTTTAGATTTGTCCATGATTATTTTGGTCACTCAGCTTTAGGCAACTCTTTCACTAGACACGGAGAGTATGTTGCCTACCTTAAGCACGGTCAGATGTATTCTGAGGGAGCTAGAGGAGCCATGCACTCAGAAACTGTTGGTCAAAACGCTTGGCTGGTTTTCTCACCAGAGAATGAAGCTAAAGCATGGAAAGCCCTCCGTCACGGTCAAAGTTATACAGGTGACTTCATAGACCAAAGAGCGATTATTTTAGACAAGAAATACTGGAGTAATAAGGTACTGGCTCAAGAGGCTGGTTATATGACAGGCTCCGACAAGGGTAGGCGTATAGATGGCATTTACAATGAAGAGATTTTAGATATTTCTGCTTACACCTATGGTGCAGATGAAGCTCCTGTAGGAACTAAAGCAGTTTTTGAACATCATTTTGAAGATGAGGCAGCATCAAAGCTGATCCACATGTCGAAAGATGGGGATGTGAATAGTCCTAATACAGAAGTTGCTTATGTCGCTGAAGATGGCATGTACCAGTATTTTGGTGATTCTGAAACAAAAGTCCATCAAGCAGGGAAAGGTTCTACAGGCTTCTCGAAACAAAATGGCGAGGTTTGGTGGCAAGGGGTTGCCAAAGTCTTAAACCATGAAGGTGGAGATTTTTTAGATGGCGCTCACAAAGATCTTTTTGATGTGAGGTACAAGCCTGCCCCAGATGCACCAGCCGAATTTCGCTCCATAGCACCTACACGAATATATTTATACATCCCACCTGAAGGTCAAGGTGTACCATTACTTGCTTTTACAGGAACAGGGGCAGATGTGACAGGAGGGCAAGAAGCTGTTACACGCTTACGAGCCATTGCAAAGCAAGACCAAAGCCCGGAAAGGATCATTACAATAACCAGAAAAGGTGCCGAAATGCCTTTTGAATGGGTTGAGGATCCATCTCTTCCACCACGAGAAAGTGGGGTATATGAAATTGATAAAGATGGAGTCAGATTGCCTCCTTCATCACCCGGAGTGGATCCTTTCATAGTAGATGATTACAACCACTTCATGGGAAGAACGAATACAAGAAAACGAACACTTACGGAACAAACATGACCGAGATGCGAGATATTGACCTGAATTTAAGAGCTATCAGAAACTTTGAGGCAACTGGTTCCATGCCTGGTTTACCTGACATGGTGAAGCTGGACTTGGCTGCCAATTCTGGTATGACACCTAATGCGACTGTTGAGTTTTTAGGTGGACTGTCTCAGGATCTTACCCTACCTTTAAGTACCACTAATATGTCTTATGAGGTAGCCCAAGCACCAATACCTACTCCTACACCTCCACCAAAAATAAACAAAGACAATGGTTACAGTGCTGAACAGAAAATAAGAATGTTCACCAGAGCTACCGCCAATTTGAAAGCTCCGACTGACCTTACAGGCTCTCAAGCTGTTATTGACTGGAAGAAGCGAGCCATCAGAATGGGGTATCTCAACCAGAATGATGTGGAGATGGACAACAGGTGGGACCCTGCTTACAACCGTGTTGCATGGCAGATGTCTCAAGATGATTTCAATAGACGCATGAAAGGCAATAGTGCTGCACCGGGCGCTTCAATGGGACAACTTTTCCAAACCTTTGACGATTGGCTGTCACCTACAGGTTTAATGTCCGCTGCCGTAGGTATGGGTTTCTGGTGGGACGCTGAACAGATAGACAAAGAATGGGAAAAGTGGAAACGAGGCGATGCCCTTAAGGGCATTAAGGATGCTTGGGTAAAAAAAGATGGTGAAAGCTGGGGCTCCTATTTCAACCCCATTAAGTTCACCAAAGACATGTGGAGAGTGTTGGGTCCAGTTGATGATCTTTTAATGCCTGTCATTAACACAGCTTTGCTGTTTACAGGTGTTGGAGAAGTGGTGGCTTTCTCAAGAGCTACGATGTTAGCGACTAAAGGTGTTAATGGTTTCAATTTAGCTCATGGGGCTGTAAAGGCAAACCGTGTAAGAAACTATATTGCTGGTACTCGTGCAGGTCGTGTGGCAGGAATGTCAGGTGACATCGCTACTGATATAAATAAAATGTCGCAAGGTGGACTAATAGCTGGAAGGATATTCCCCGGTGTAGATCGTGCAGCGGAATTGGCTGCACAAGGCAAGAACATTGGCTCTGGTCGCAAGATTATCGGTGAATCTATGACAGGTTGGAGAAACCTTCGTGGGGTAATGCTCGCCAAGAAGTCTGTTCAAAAAGGTATGCAACTAGGTTTTGTCAATAGGGTGGAACAGGCTTTCGGCTACAACCCTGAGTTGTTGCCGGGTCAGGAAACTGTAAAGAATTTCACAGAGGAGATGAGGCGCAACCCACTCGTCTGGGGAATGGGTGAAGCATTATTTACCCCTACAGCTATCCTTCAGCCGGGGCAGATCAAAAAACCTTTCGGGTGGGTCAATAAGTTTGAAAAGGTAGGCAAGAACTCCTTCTATTCTGATGAGTTTAGAAAAGCACACGAGTTCCAGATAAGCCAAGGCTTAGGTCAAGAGGCTCTTGAGGCAGGTATGTCTAAAGGACAAATAAAGCAAATGAGGGCAAGCAGATTAAAGGAATGGAATAAAGAAGTTAAAGAGCATGGTGTCTCTAAGGCTTTAGCCAATGAATATGCTGATGGCGATTTGCAGAAGATGGGCGCTTTCACGACTTGGATAGCGACCATTTCAGCGATTGACGACCAAGCAGCGGCATTAAGTAAAGTTACTAAAACAGGTGAGCTTTTTTCAGAAGGTGCTTCAAGGTTCGATCACAGTTTTCATATAGCTCGTAATAATGTAATCAATCAACTTAGATATATAGATGAAGATGACATTGAGGGCATCATTCATGTCATGGCTTGGTCGAGAGCGAAGAACGCTAAACAGGCTGCCAAGCTAGTAGAAGAAATAACTGAAAGTCTTGTTGGCAACACTAGACGGCAAGAAGCTCTTAGAAGGCTTATGAGTGTTCATAATGGTAAAAGAGAAGGTGCTTTTCAAGACCTTTTAGCACGTTACCTGACCGAGCCGGGTAAGCTGTCCGAGTCAATAGCTATCCATTTGGAATCTATGGGTAGGTGGGATGACTTCGTTGACAATATGGATGAGATAGGGTCAATCTATCTAGCTGGTGGTTTAGATGAAGCAACAGCTAGAATACCTGTCAATCCAGAAACAGGGATGCCTCTAAAGGGTCAGACGGCTAGTTTGAAAGGACCGAAATCAAGTCCTCATCAGATTTATGGCAGACCAGACCCTGAAACAGTTTTCACCACCAGTATCAGTGATGTTTTAGACGATCAAGAATTTCTTGATTTTGCTCAGAAGGGTTATTTCGATGTTTTCAATAAGCCTTTCAATCCCAACGGCAGGTTTACAGTTGCAAGAACCGCTACGCCTACAGCACAAACCAAGCGTGTCGAGATAGCGGTCATAAAACGACTAAACCTCATAAGGAATACCATGCGTAGGATGAGCGGAAGCTACGCCTTACCAGAAGAAAGAAGGTTTCTTTCTAAGCTGGAAGTAAAATTAAGTGGGAAAAAGTTCCCCTCTAGGATGGACGTTTTAGAGAATGTGAATCTCAAGCAACTCGAAGCCGCCTTAACAGATCTAGGTGCTACAGCGAATCAGGCTAGAAGGTATCGCAGATTATTCAATTATGCTAAAAAGAATGACATCTTTGGGTTTGATGAAATAGCCAAACATGCTAAAACAAGACTCACAGAGATCAACAAGTCATCACATTGGTCTAATGTTCATGGGATTCATTCCTCTTTACCTTTAGATATGAAGGTTAAAGGCTTAGTGAGACAAGTTGCCTACACAGCTACCGAAGTTGACGTAGACACTATCCCTCCTGCTTTAGCAGCCAAATTAGAACAAGCTGGCTATAAACTTGTTCATGGCGTAGAGTTCGCAGCCCCTAGCGATCTACTGAAACTTTCAGTGGAGTTTGAGGACATTGTTAATAAAGCAAAGTATACCAACTCACTAGGAACCGTTGGACTTGCCGGTGTTGCTCGCAAACTAGAAGCAGGTGCAATTAAATCTGCTCGTGGTTTATACAGGTCAACTAACAGATGGCAACCTGATGCAGCTACCGCCATGTACAGAACTACCTATAAGAACGCTTTACAGAGAGCTTTGTATGACGTAACTGATAGTGGTAAAAATTACCAGAAAAGTGCTGATGGTATAGCGAGTGCAGATTTGAACAAATTGATGGATCACCTGCAAGATGTTGTTCACGAAATTGGCAATGACATGATTCAACTTCAGCATGGAAAACGAAACATGTCAAAAATCTCTGTAAGAAGAATGAACATAAATGTTCAATCTTCTTTCACTCCAGCGGCACCTGCAGATTTGGTTAGGAGTCCCAGTATCTGGAGACAGACAACGGAAAAGCTGAGTGATTTGGGTTATACAGATAAAGAGATGGGCAGAATCTATAATGCCTTGAAAGAGTCTCGTGTTGTTGGTCCTCAGATACGAGGCAGGTTCACTAACATGTTTGACAAGATTCAGTCAAATAACCAGTTGACAGGTGTCTTAAGGACGTTTGGCTCTGTCCCTGTTGAAGGCTGGCAACAGATGAGTGGTATAAAACGAACAGTTAAGGCGATACCTAGATTCCTTGGCAGGGGAATAGGCACTGGAGCAATTTCTGGTGCGGTTATATTGAGACATGATGAGATCAATAAAGATGTAGACCGTTCGACATTTCAGAACTTTGCCGTAGCAGTAGGTTCTACTTTAGGTGGAAGGATGCTATCTGGAAAAATGATGAGATGGCTTCTTAGGAAAACTGGTGGAAATGCCGATGAAGTCGGCAGGTGGATTAAGCCTATGATTCAAAAGGTTGATGACTCAGCTAGATATAAACATTGGGCATATATAGCTGATTCTGCTGCCACTGCAAGAGACTATTTCAGGTTCTCCTTGTCGCCTATCTTTGATGCTTCAAGGTATACAGAAGGAATGGTTTTAAGCCAGATAGGTGACCTACCTGAAGAGGTGATTGCTCGTGGTGGTTTAAGGTTCAACATCTCTCCCAGCAGATGGAAGAAAGACAAGTTGAAAGAACTCACTGGTAGTCGTAGAGGTAGCAGGACAAAACAAATAGAGGTTTTCCATAACCCTAACCTTAGATCGACAGAACCAGCGGAGTATTTGACCGCAGAACAAATGAAAGCTAGGAATTTAGATCCTGACAAGTGGGATTCAACCACCAAGAGAGCATCGGAAGTAGTTGACTCTCAGTGGGACACTGTAGTTAATGAATTTTCCGCTATTGGTAAACGCCGTCACGATTTCGATTACGAAGCTCTTGAGGCTGGTACTGCTCGCTTCCGTCAGATAGGTATTTTAGGTTTTAATACTCAAGAATGGATGGCTTCCATGTATGCGGATTTAACTCGTTTACATGGTCTTGAACCTCAGAAGGCTTACGATATTGCTCGTAAGGCTTTCACTTATGGTGTGCAACCTCGTTCTGGGCTGGAAATGAACATAAATGCCGTGTTCTTCCCCTTCTCTTTCACTAAGAAAATCTTCTCCCATGCAGCCAAGTTCTTATCTCAGGACTGGTCTAGGGCAGCGATGCTTCACGATGCTGTAAAAACCTACGAGATTCTCAACGAAGAATACGACCTGAATGATATGTGGGCAGATTACATGCCAATAATGACTAAACTCTACAGGTTGAATCCTTTTGCCTTTGGTGCAACTATGGGTGAGTTCGGTGGTGCTAACCGTCCGTTTATCAACTTTATAGGTGGCAGTGCAGCGAATTTAGACATTGATCCTATTTTCAACGTGTTCCTACCTCAAGGGCATGACATTAGGGATGACAAAGACATGGTTGCCTTAGAGTCAACCTATAAGCGTTTAGCTCCTGTGTTTAATGACATAACTCACATGTTACAACAAGTAAAAGAGCAGGGTCGTGTAATTTTAGGAGACACCCACATGACAACCACTGCTGAAGTTCAAGCAGGTTTTGAAGCAAGATCAGAACTTCGTGCCAGAGTGGACAGGATGATGAAAAGGGAAGGTTTCACAGATGGTATTAAAGATATTCGTAAGAAAGCAGCCGGTAGTTGGAACACTTATCTAAAGGAAGAAGAAGCTCAAATCAGGGAAGATTTCCCTGCTTATGCTGAGGCTTATGCAGATGTCATTTCTAATAGTGTTATGAAACAACAGGAGATAGCAGGACTTAAAATGGTTCACGATGCGTTCGTAGCAGAAAATGAAGCTACAACTACGCCTGTAACTCGTGATGAGAAGGTTGGCTATCTATTGAAGTACGGCGACATGCTTGAGAAAAGGTATGGAGGGATCGAATATGTGCCTGTTGATGAGATTTATTACATGTTAAAACAAGCCACTTCTTGGGCGAAAGATGACAACTACATTAAATTAAAGTGGAGATCATTACTTAGATCCAAGTGGGGTCCAATAGAAACAGAGTTGGTATGACAGAAGAAGAGATAAGAAGTGCAATAGAGGATATTCTTCGTAGTGAAGTGACCTTTACGGACGATACTGGTCAACCGTATGATGACGCTAATGTTGAACTTCAAATACAAAAGATCTTTACCGAAATTGAATCTGCGACAGATCTTTTAACTTACTGGGATCAGTTACAAAAAACTGGACAGAATCAAGACGAACTGACCAATCTCCGAGTAGATATAGTTGAGCGTGTTGAAACACTAAACAAAGATGAACAGGAAACACCAAAAGGCGTGAGATCTTCCGAAGGTGGTTCAGAGCTTCAGGTTGTGGATGAGACTATTCCTTCAGCTTGGGAACAACAATTACGAGCAATGGGTTTAATTGTAAAAGGAACTGCAGGAGGGTGGACTTGGGTAGACAATGATGCTAGGACTCGTATTGTCGATGGCGTGAAAGAGTATCTCAAGAATGAAGGACTGGATGATTTATTAGCTCAGTTCAAGAGTGCGGAGTCATTTAAGGATGTAGCTAAAGCTACAGAAATGATTGATGACCCTGATTCATTTGCTGGTCTTACTCGTGGTGGTCTTGAAGCAATGTATGGGACAATTTTCCCAGACAGTGTAGAAGGTTCTTATACAATCAGGTCGAGTAATGGCAAGAGTATAGTCGTGAAGCAATCAGAAGTTGACACAGCAGTGTCAATCTTTTCAGCAAAAGAACAAGATGTTACAAACGCCATGAGGGTTGGTTCTGCTGAAGGTGTACCTTGGGAGCTTTTGATGATGGTGACAAAAGAGACTTTTGATGAGACTCTCGATGTTGGTAGCCGTAAAACCAGTCTTGGTAATGCAGCCGAAGATATTAAAAGTAATTTGTTGAAATATAACGATGACGAACTTATGGCTTATGTTGCTTCTGTTAATCCTTTTTTAGCAAACAAAATTTTCAATGCTCCTAATTCATTAACTACAGCAGAGAAAAAACAGAAGGATGCTCTTCTTACACCTTTCAAATCGTGGGTTAATAACCCGACTTCTGAGATGCAGTATGACCGAGAGGTTCTTGCATGGGTCGATAATTTAGCTGATTCAGATGCTGCCAAACCGGGTTTAGAGGCTCTTGATCCTGCACAGCTAGACAGTGAACTAACCAGTCTTTACAAGACTTGGTTCTCTACTGCTCCCTCTGATGAGGATTTGGCAAATTTCCAAAAGCATTTCACTGGGCAGTTGGAGCAATACAGGGATCAGCAAGACAAGTTTAATCCTTTGAAAAAACAGTCAGGCTCGTTGTTGGAAAAAGCACCTACATCCAGTCTTTCTGCTAGGTCTTTTTTACAGGACACAGATTTATACAAGGGTACGTTCGGGAATATGCCTAGTCATTTAACTGAAGAGGAATATGCCTCAACGTACCATAACTATGCAAGCAATGTTCTTGGGTCTAATTACGCCTTGATGAATCCTGAAATAGCTATGGCTGGAATGAAAGCTGGAGATCTTGATGTTGTTAGAGAAGAGGCTTACAAGACTAATGCACCAAAGGTGCAAGAGAATAGGACGAAATTGAATGAGGCTATGAGGAGGTTGTTGTGATAGGTCAAATACTATCAGAGAGGAACGTCTGGGTTAGAGACCCTGCACCTGCCCATATCGCAGGTAGAGCAGGAACCCTAAAACCCCTAAACTCTGGTACAAATTACATCATTTTTGAAGTTGATAATGGTGGAGCTATTCAACAGATAGTCGTTAAGACTGGAAGAGGAATAGGTACAAACTCTGCTGATGCTATGACTAGAGATGAGTTCACTGAATTTATGGCTGGTGATGTCGTCCTTGCAGTAGGTGAGAAAACTCCTGCAGAGGCTGGCACCTTCGCATTGCAGTATGCCTATGACATAATGATGTCTGGCTTGGCAGGAACACTCGCAGTCCAAGATCCTAAAGTTATGGAAATCTACAATCAGGCATGGTCTGGTCAGGGCTTCCTAGACGATGACAATAACTTTGATTTCAGTTCTTTTGAAATGAATATGGTAATGACGGATTATTACCAGCAACAAACTGCACGACAGGCACAGTGGAATGATCCTACCTTCAGTGAGGCTGATAGGAATAACTCCATTTTGTCTCAGGCTCAAAGGTTGATGCAATTACAGAATCAGTACACAGGTCAGCAACTTGACTGGACTGCTCTAAGCACAGATGATGACTTGACTGTCACTGTTGAAGAACTCACCAATGGGAATCCTGAGTTGGCTTCTTGGGCTGAAAGGATTGCTTCTGGTGCTGTTGGTGAAGGGTCTGCCATTCTTGAATGGATACAGCCTACCGCTTTAGAGATTGCCAATAGTCCCTATAACAGGACATTGGAGAATGAAAAAAGAAAAGCAGGTGAGCGTGGGGTTCTCGAAGCTGGCATGTCAGGTCAGGTTGACAGTTTAAGAGAACGGTATGGTCTAGAAAGTTCTGCACAAGATTTATCAAGTTGGGGTACAAGAATGTACATGAATGAAATTTCCCTAGATGAATTAGAGGAGCAGTTCAAGCTGGAATCTCAGGCTTTGTATCCGAATAAACCTCTTGATGTTGATTGGAATACTTGGGCTAGTCCTTATCAGACTGCATTTCAGGACGTTCTTGAAACGTATAAACCTGATTTCAGAGATCCGACTTTACAGGAGTACTTAACTGGTGCTGAAGCTCCTAACTTGTTTGAGTTCAAGAAGAATTTGAGACAGGATTCTCGTTGGGAAGGTACTAAAAATGCTAGAGACACCTACTACAGGAATTTCAGTCTTGTAGGACAGAAGATGGGATTTATATAAAATGAGTTTTACACAGGGCTGGTGGGCTAACCTTTCCCCAGCAGAGAAGAAACAGTTTGTTGAAGAAAACCCTGATGTCCAGTATGCGACTCGTGATTCGACAGGGAAGGTTGTTCGTGCTGGAGATCCTTTAGCTGATCCTGAGTTTGTTGTACCTATGAGTGGTATGGCTCCTGAAGCTATGGCTAAATGGGACCCTGTGGGGACAGCGGAATTACAGGCACAACAGAATCGTTTTCAGGTTTGGTTATCTCAAAATCCTACTTTGGCAGAAGGTAAGAATAAATTCTCGGCTTGGGAGTTGTTTCACTCTAGTGAAAGGGTGTGGGGTCAAGGTTCAACAACAGACCCATTTATACCACCAAGTGATGAAACTGTACAGACAGGAGGATTTGATCCTTCACTTAGTAACCCTAACGATCAAGGTGGGGTTTACAATCAGAACCCAGCTAATCAAGTTGCCGAAGGTTTAGTAGCTAAGATAGCAGCAGATTTTCCTTGGGCTTCAGAGTTTGGCTTCTTGGATATGATAAAAGATTTAGCTATCGAGAACGCTACTGCAGAACAAATCGTAGCTGAGTTACGAGCTTCTGAAGTTTACAAACAACAGTTCCCCGGCATGGCTGGATCTGGTGGTATAAGACGTTTTGACAATGAAGGTCAATATATATCTGCTCGCCGTAATCTAAGAAATGTTCTTATAGATTATGGTGCTTACGATCCTGCTACTGACTCCCCTATGGATTATGTGGCTTTCTTTGATGCTGGTATTGAATCTAATGAACTAGCCTCAAGGTTTGATTATTACAGGGCTCTTGAAGAAGGCTCTAGAGATCTTCGGGACGCTTTCTTTGTTTATGCAGGGATGGAAGTTTCAGTAGATGATTTGTTTCAAGCTACAGTTTCTCCACAGTTCAGGAATGAACTGGTGAATAATTACGATCAAAATGTTGCTTCGCAACCTTTGGATTATGCAACCTATATTGACAGGGCTCGTCAAGTCTCTACAAATGCTGTTGTAGAGACTCTGGAAAGAATGCAGGCAAGAGGAGATATGACAGGAACTGCCGTGTCTCGTGTATTGCAATTAGATCCAGAGTTTGGACAGCGACTCATGGCTTCTATATTCACTGGTGGAGGTTCAGCAGCAGATACCAGAACTATGCAGTTGCCAGAATTAACTAGAGCTTTTGAGTATGCAGTCATGGGATCAGCAGCTACACAAGCTGGCTTTGCTATTCCTGACAAGGCACGTTTAGAAGAGTTCCGTCAAGCTGGTATTGACTCAGCAAAATTGACTACTGCATATTCCAGACTAGGTGAAAAAGGTTCTGCTTTGAGTGGAATGTTGAACAGGGTTAATCGTGGTGCAGATTTTGGCAGAGAGCTTTTAGATCAGGAACTTTTAGGCAAAGGTAAAGAGATTCATTACGCTCAACAGGCAGAAAGAGCGCTTGGACAACGTGCTGGTGGGTTCCAAATGGGTCAAGAAGGCACAAGATTTACACAAACAGGTCGTTCTCTCTCGTATTAGTAAACACTTTTTGGGAGAGGTAGTGAACCATTCCTCGATGATTTACCTCGGAATCATTGAGCGTAGGTAACACCGAGCGTAGGAGAAGATCATGGATGATTACGATGACGATGAAGTCACCGAAGAGACAGGATCAACCCTTCGGCGAAAGCTGGAGGAGACAATTAGTGAAAATAGGCAATTAACTACTGAATTATCCAACCTGAAAGCCCAAGAGGTGATTGCAGAGAATGGATACAGCTTAGTTAAAGTCGATGATCTACTAGATGTCAACCTTAGTGAAATGACTGAAAAGGCAAGTCTGATCCAAGAGGAACGGACAAACCAACAGGTCGATCTTGCTAAGGACATGCTTGCTAGAAAAGGGTATGTAGGAGATGAGTTGGATAAGGCAGTCAATGACTTCCTTACTCCCACACAAACTCCTGCTAAACAAGACGTAGCGGCACATCAGAGAACTCGTACAGTCTCTGCGATAGGTGGCAATGCCACCCCAGTGAATGATACGACAGATTTAATGGGCTTAGATGCTATTGATGCAGCCCTCAGAGGCAAGCAGTAAACCTACTACTGACTACCTACTAAGGAGAAAAAAATGGCTACAGGAAGCCTTTCGCTTCTTGAGGCAGCCAAATATGGTTCGACCACTCTTGGTCGTGGTGTTGTTTCAACACTAATCCAAGAGTCACCGATCCTTGAAATGCTCCCATTTACGAGCATTACTGGCAACGCCCTCAAGGTAAGCGTTGAGGATACCCTTCCAACCCCTGCTTTCCGTGATGTCAATGAATCTTACACTCGTTCACATGGAACTGACACCGAGCGTTTCTTCGGTTGCTCAATTCTTGGTGGCGAGGTATTCATAGATAATTACATTGTCCGAGTTCAGGCTGACCAAATATCAGCTAAAGCTCGTCAGTACTCAAAATTCGCTAAAGCGATGTCACGAGTATTCGACAAGTATTTCTTTGACGGCACAGGAACTGCAAAGGATTTCAAGGGTATCAACTCCCTCATTTCAGAGGGTCTAGGGCAGACAATATCAGCAGGCACTAACGGTGCTACGCTGACATTGGACATGCTCGATCAAACATTCGACTCGTTGCGTTCGCAATCAAGTCCTGATGTTTTGTTGATGAACCGTGTCAATAGACGCAAGATCAACAGCTTGGCTCGTAGCACCTACTCAGGTGTGAGCCTTATTGACGTAGGAACAGACTCGTTCGGTAGACAAGTTAATATCTACAACGGTGTTCCTATCCGTATTGTTGGCGATGACTCGAGTGGCACAGCCATTCTTGGTCATGACGAGACTCAAGGAAATCAAAACGCATCATCTTCCATTTATGCAATGGCTTTTGGAACAGATGAAAACGTCTACGGTATTCTTGGTCTTGGCGGATCATTCGATGTCGTAGATTTCGGCGAAACAGAGGCGGCTCCCGGTCACCTTGGTCGTGTTGAAGTCTACCCCGGCATCGTTGTGGCTAACAGTTTCTCAGTTTGTCGTCTAGCTGGCGTAAACGCTTAAGGAGGCTGATAATAATGGCACAAGCAACAAGAACAGTAGGACCCGGCACCATAATAAATGATGCCAATGCACCTACATTACAAGCCACAGGCAATGTGACTTCAGATACAACAGGATCATGGGTTCAGGTTGATCGTCCTTGTGACGTTCAAGTTGAAATGGCTCTTGGAACCATCGGAGGATCTGTAACAGGATTCGATGTTGAGATTCAAGGTGCTGATGACGGAAGTGGAACTAACACAGTTTCTTACGGACGTTTCGATACTGTTGGAGCTTCTGATGATGACACAACACGCCGTATGGCAGCCCATGTGTACAAGCCGTACATGAGGGCAGTTATGGACCACACAGGTTCTGGCAACGTGGGTGTGACTATCAAAGTCCGCACCACCCATAATCAGGTAACTGATTCAACTACCGCTTAGGCGGTCCACCATAGGCTAGGGGCATCCGACTTAGGTCGGGTGTCCCAAGCTGATGGGTGGATATAGGAAAGGTTTATATGTCATCAGACACATTAAACAGCAAGACATGGAATGTTCTTGCGACAGTAGATAAATGGGAGAAGGAAGAGGACTTTCTTGCAGGTAAACCTGCAGATGATGTTACCTCTCTTGAAGATAACCTTCTTCTAAATGAGGGCATTAACCTTCTCTTAGATCTCTTAATCGGAGCAGGTGGAACCGCTTTCAATAATGGAAATAGTTATATAGGTGTGGGAGACAGTAGTGCCTCCCCAGCCGCCGCACAAACAGGTTTGCAGGCTTCTTCTAATAAATCGTATAAGGCTATGGAATCCTCGTACCCTTCTCGCTCTGGTCAGACAGTGACTTGGCGTTCAATTTGGGGATCAAGCGATGGTAACTTCGCTTGGAATGAATGGTCTATTGCTAATGGCAATTCCAATAGTTCAACGAACCTGAATAGAAAGGTAGCTTCTTTAGGAACAAAGGCTTCAGGATCAAGTTGGACACTAACAGTAACAATAACGGTGTCCTAATATGGCTACTAATTATCCTTCATCTCTTGACACCTCTACTCAACAGCCGTCACCGACAGCATCTACAGAAATGGATGATGCCGGTTTTTTGCATGACGAAGTTCATACAAATGCTTCTGGCGCTATTATTGCGTTGGAAACGAAACTTGGTGTCGGAGCTACAACGGCTGCCACTGCTTCGACTAACCATGTACTTGTAAAGCAAGCAGATGGGGACACTGAATGGGCTGCTGCCCCTTCTAGTACTCCTACAGTAATTACGGTAGCTGACACTACTGACACTACGTGTTCAGTAGCTTTGTTTGAAGATGCTACTGGTGATCTTGCTCCTAAGACTGATGGTGGTGCCACATACAATGCTGGCACTGGGGTTTTAACAGCGACAGGGTTCGCTGGACCGCTTACTGGTAATGTTACTGGTAATGCTTCAGGTTCGGCTGGTTCCTGTACAGGCAACTCTGCCACAGCTACAAACAGTACTACAGTCACTGTTGCTGATACCACTGACACCTCATGCAGTGTGGCTCTCTTTGAATCAGCTACAGGTTCACTAGGGGCTAAGACCGATGGAGGTGTAACTTACAACGCTGGCACTGGAACATTAACCGCTACTGCTTTCGCTGGTGCTTTGACAGGTAATGTCACAGGTAATGCTTCTGGTACAGCGGCGACTGTTACAGGTGCTGCACAAAGCGCTATCACTTCTGTTGGGGCTTTAACAGGTTTAACTATTGGTAGCGATGGTAATGGTGGGGACGTAACTTTCCACTCAGACACAGCGGGTGACGCTCTCGTCTGGGATTCCTCAGCGGAATCTCTGACAATAACAGGAACTAATGCCCAAACAGCGTTGGCGGTAGCTGACGGTAATGTCACTATGGCTGACGATCTTACTGTGACAGGTGGTATTGTCGGCGGGAGTGTAGTAGCTCCTATAGCTTTTAATAACCAGACAGGCACCACGTACACTTTCGTAATCGGCGACGCTGGAAAACTCGTTACTTCTTCTAACGGTTCCGCACAAACATTCACAGTGCCACCAAATTCTTCAGTGGCTTACGCAATAGGTACTCAGATCATTGTTCAGAACATTGGTTCAGCTAACTGCACTTTGGCTCAAGGGTCGGGTGTGACGATAACGTCTGTTGATTCTTCGAAAGAGATCGACGGGCAGTACGCTTCTGCATGTTTGATTAAAACTGCTACTGATGCTTGGACACTTATTGGTAAGCTAGCTTAATAAAGGGGGCTTAAAATGACTTTTAATCCACTTATTATAGGGTCGATACAAGAATCAGGTGCGTCAGCTCTTATGACCTACTCGACTAGTGGGTCACCTGTTCTTCGTACTCACACCACTTATTCGTCTTTGACATGGACAGGTTCAGGCTCGTTTACTATTTTGACTAATCCGAACAGTCTTACTTTCGATTATATGATTGTCGCAGGTGGAGGTGCTGGAGGAACTACTGACGACTGTATGGGTGGCGGAGGAGGTGGCGGTGGTGTTCGTGTGTTCACTAGCCAAACTTTAAGCATTGCGGCTCACACAGTTACTATCGGAGCAGGCGGTACTGCCGCTTGGAATGTAACTACATCTGGTTCGGGAGGTAACACTACCTTTTCAAGCAATACAACGACAGGTGGAGGTGGGGGCGGTAACCGTAACCCGGGAATAGGTTACCCTTCTTATGGATACCAAGTTGGTGCGACTGGTGGTGCTGGTGGAGGCGGTGGAACTTCCAGAAGTCATCAAGGAGCCGCAGGTGGCGCAGGTAACCAAGGCAGTTACTCTCCTGTAGAGGGAGTTAATGGTGCTACGGGTTTCGTGGATTGGGGTTATCCAACAATAAATAATCAGGGTGCCGGCGGTGGCGGTGGTGGTGCCACTCTTTCGGGAGCGTCTGGTGGTGGAACTGGTACTACTCAAACAGCGCAGTCTTGGACTGTAAAAAGGAAAGGTTCTGCTGGGCAAACCAACAATTACATGACTGGCGCTACGATTACTGACCCTTACACAGGTGGGACTACTGCTTTCGGTGGAGGCGGTGGAGCGCCTCAGGCTCAAGGTAATTCATATCCCGGTTTTGGCGGGCTTTTGTATCGACTTGATTCAAATGGCGGCGAGTATGAACTTGATTCCACTGGTTGTACTGCGGGTGGTACTGGTCGTGGAGGTGCTGGAAGTTCGTATTCTGGAGCGGCGTCGGCTCCCGGTGCTGGAGTCGCTAATTCTGGTGGCGGTGGCGGTGGAAGATACCCTGATGGAAACGTGTCGTCACGATTAGGAGGTAACGGTGGGTCAGGCGTTGTTGTACTTCGTTGGGTAACGGAGGGTTAAATGGCTCACTTCGCTGAACTAGACGAAAACAATGTAGTAGTACAAATTCTTGTCATTGACAATAATGACATGACTATTGATGGTGTAGAAAACGAACAGTTAGGGATTGATTTCCTTAACGATCATTACCCAGATTCAGGTACTTGGATTCAAACTTCTTACAATGGGAAGATAAGAGGTCGGTATGCAGGTGAAGGATCAGTTTATTTACCTGATCGTGACCTTTTTCAAGTTGAACCGCAACCTTATCCTTCGTGGACTTTAGATGATGACGGTTATTGGAGACACCCAGAATCAGCAGGTGAATGGCTTGCAGGTCATAGCTGGGATGAAGATTCTTTATCTTTCGTTAAACCTGACAGTCCTCATCCATCTTGGACATGGATTAGTAATGGAACAAAGATGGCTGGATGGTATGCCCCTGTTCCACATCCTTGGGAAGGAATCGCTCCTGAAGAAATTGATAATTCAACAGAGTATGAATGGAATGAAGAAGAACAAAAATGGGATGAGTATATACTCCCAAGTGAACGAGAATAATGGCTGTTGAAATGATTGAAGCAGCGAAAGAAGAGTAAATAATGACCTACAGGTCATCTGTTCTATATAGATCAGGCAAATACCGACCCGGCGTTTATGAGCTTTTATATAGAAATACTTTTAACTATCGAACAAACATAGGGTATAGAAACCTTTTCTCTAATGCAGATAATTACGATCTAACTTATAGAAATTCTGCCAACTATCGTTCAACTCTCAGTTATAGAACTACATCAGTCCCTACACCCCTTTTCGACACGATCACTGTTGTTGACAGTGAAACTTTAACTGTCTCTTTAGTCTTAACAGATCAACTATCTGCAAGTGAAGTAGAAGTTCCTTCTATTCTTGTAGTTGCATTGACAAGTGATAGTCAACAATTCTTTGACAGTATGACACTCGTCTTGGATCAAGCTGACACTGGCTCTGGTGCTGAAACCGAAGCACAAGGCAACTCTTTAACAGACTCTGACACTGTTCGGTATTCTTATGGATCAGAACAGGCATACAGATTCTCTAATGATTACAGAAACGATAACCGTTATCGTGGTGGTGGAAGTTTCATCAACATAGACGTAGGAACACAGTCGGATACTGCCGCAGCTACAGATGTGACTCTTTCATTTACTAATGCTGTCACTGTTACTGAAGCTCTTTCGATACTGGAAGCTCATGGTATAGATCTATCCAATGCAGACACGAGTAGTGTTGTTGACAATCTGGTTGACCTAATTCTTCTTTCTGATGATGTTGCCGAAGGCACAGATCTTGATATTGGTGGGGATCGTACAACGATAGCTCCGGGTGATTCTTTCTCCATATCAGAGGATATGGCTAATCTTTTCGGTGACAGGGCAACGAATCTGTCTTATATAACGGTAAACCGTTATAGAAAGACACCTTCACGGTTCAAATTCAAATAAGTGACATATCAAGGGTAGGTAAGCGATGGCTACGACAACCACAGTTTCACAGGGAACTCTTATAGAGGATACATTAGAGATGCTTTACCGTGACTCAGAACGTCCTTTTCAGGTTACTGTGGGTAGTAATGCGTTAGATACTGCTTCTGATACTCAACTAACAGTAAGTGATGCGACTAGAGTACAAGTGACTGATATTCTTGAGTTAGGCAGTGAGTTGTGCTTGATAACAGCAAAGTCTAGCGATGCTACCCCTGTGTTGACAGTAGCACGAGGCTATGCAGGGACAACAGCAAGCAGCGGTCATACGACAGGCACTACTTCACTCATTAACCCTCCTTGGTCTCGTAACTCTGTAAAAAGTTATTTAGCTCGGTGTTTCAACTCTGCTCTGAATGCTTTTATTCCCAGTCTGACATCTCAATCCATGTCTCGTGCTACGGATTTGCAGTACATTGTGATGCCTTCTAACACGATGAGGGTGTATTCAGTGAGGCATATCATTGGTCAGACAGGAAGGATAATTGATATTAACGGTTGGCAGTTTGAAGAAGATATGCCAACTACTGATGTATCGAGTGGTAAGGCTTTAAGACTTCCTACTTCTGTAGAGAATGAGGATTCAGTTATAGTTGTATTTCAAACTCCTTACGAGTTTACCTCTGAAGAGGAGACTGGAACTGTAAACCTGCCTTTAGGTTCAGAGGATATTCCTGCTCTTTGGGCTGCTGCCTATGCAACAACCAGAAGAGAAGTGAACCGTATGGAGGTTGACAAGATAGAAGAGTGGAATCAAGACGCTGCCATGAGGCAAGGTGTCAATTTAAGGTGGGCTAGAGAATTGTGGGGCGAGGTGTACCGCAGGATAGATGAGGCGAAGTCTCTTCAGTATGTGCCTAAGTATAGACCGTACAGAAAAATGCCTCATTTGCTATAAGGAAACATTATGTCATTAACTAGAGAATTTAAGAATTTCATCAAAGGTTCGCTGAACACTGCTTTGGGTTCATCTGCAGTAACAGCGAGCGTCAACTTTGATACCAACACCACTGCTCCTAGTGGCTTATCAGCCACTAATTACATGATGATGGTGATTGATCCTGATGCCACGGAACATGCTTCAGAGATTGTTAAGGTAACTGGTATTCAAGACAGTGGACCTCACACTCTAACGATAGTTAGGGCGCAAGAAGGTACATCAGCACAGAATTGGGATACGGACAGGAAAATAGTCGCTCCCTTAACTGCAGGTATTGTCGATGATTTTATGATCTCTACTGCCAATTTCACCTACGACCACAGCAATGAACGTCTAGGTATTAAAGACACTGCTTCTTCATGGAGTGGTGGTGGACCCGCTGAGGCTTTGCATATCAACCATTCGGATGCAACAATTAAATTTACCAATACTGACACTACAGCTAATAGTTTTATCAGTGCAGACGAGTCTGATGGCTCTGTCGTGATAGATGCTGATACTGATAGTGCTGTTTCGTCTGGCTCTACAGCCAAAGTTATTCTAAAGACTGCTCAGACTGAAAGAGCCAGAGCCCATGCAGGTGGGTTTACCATCACTGGAGCTTTAGCAAAAACAAGTGGTACTTTCGACATAGAACATCCGACTCAAGAAGGTATGCGTTTAAGACATTCTTTCATTGAAGGACCACAAGCTGATCTAATCTACAGAGGTATGGTGATGCTAGAAGGTGGTCGTGCTGAAGTAAACATTGATGAAGTTTCTGGTATGACTGAGGGAACTTGGCAGGCTCTGTCCAGAGAACCTTGGTCTATTGTTTCCTGCCCTGCTGGAGAATCTGTTACTTGGTCTATCAATGAGAACATTTTGACAATAGAAGGTCAAGATGGTGCTATCGCTATGTGGATAGTTATTTCCGAACGTCAAGACAAGGATATGAAATCAGAAGAATGTGGGATTGCTGACAGTACAGGGCGACTTGTCGTAGAGTATGAGGCTGAATAATGCCTTCTTTAGGAGTGCCTGCACTTGGCACTACCGCTTTAGGCGGTGAGACAGGGGTAGTACATGATCCCCCTGTAGTCTCTGCTGTTGCCGCCACTACCACTGCTAACACTTCTGCCAATTCGACTGTCACTTGGTCTTACACTCAGCCACAAGGTAGACCTCAAACTTATTACCGTGTTCAAGCTAAGAACTCTGCAGGCAGTTCAACCTTTTTTGATTCAGGGTGGTTGCTAGGTGCTAATACCAGCTACACATTTGATATAGATGAAGAAAGTGTCCCTGTAGCTGCCACTAACAAGTGGGTAGTTCAGGTTAAAGACACTGTTGGATCTTTTTCTAGTGAAGCCTCAGCTAATGTGACCTACGCTTGGGGTAACCCTCAAGCTGCCATGACTACATTAGAGGGTGTCACTGTTCCCAGTGATGCACAAATGACTATTACTCAGGCTCAAAATGTGACCCTTGCTTGGAGTTTCTCTGATGGAGGTAACACACAGTCTTTTTACAGGGTGCGTGTCCTTGATAAGGACACCACTATAGAGCTACATGATTCAGGTTGGACTGCTGGAAGTGGCACTACTTATGATATTCCATTCACCTTTAGTAATGGTGTGGAATATGACATCCGTTTACAGTTAAAGAACAACTATGGAGTTAGGTCAAGTTAATGGCTGCTGAAGAATCCCTATTAGTAAAGGTTGAATATGTTGATGTTTTTGATTTTCCTGATCTCTCAAGTGTGGGACACGTTTATCAAGTGGGCATCAATGGCACAGGTTATATGCTGGCAGACCATCCAGAGAAAGGTCAAGAGTACCGCCGTCAGGTTATACCTCTTGACCCTCAGCGGTTAGCCACTTCTGATACCCCTTTCAGTGAGGCAATCGAAAGATACTCTTTCGCTGCTGCTGACACATGGGATGCAGGTGCTGGTCAAAAGTATTTACATAGAGGTTCTTCTACTGCTTCTGGCTATTGGGAGTCAACTGGTTTAGACCCTTTTACAGATCCCGGAAAGATAAAACTCTTACCTTCTGTCGTTCTGGAAGAGGCTGAGAGCTATGCAAGTTTAAGGCATGTCGTTGTGGGGAATACTCTTTACATGCAGACAGGTGATTTAGCCCTCAAGTATGTGACTTCTCCAAGTGCAAGCCCACAAGCTATTACTGTTGCGGCTTCAGGTGCTGCAGTAACTGATTTGACAAGTGATGGTCAAAAATGGTACGCCTGTAATGGGACGGATATTCATAGAGGTACTACTAGTTCAAATCCCGGTGCTTGGTCTACCCAAAATGCTTATGAAGTTGAATGGGCTGCAGGAAGAATTTGTGCGGCGGTAGCCAGTGCAGGTTCTACGCCTAATAGATTTACTACTCTCAATGACAGTGGAGCGGAAGAAAAATCTAATGGGCATCTTACTTTACCTGAAGGAACGACTATTACTCTTGGTGGGTCTACTGGTGGTCATTTCTATTTTGGAGGTTCTACCTCTGCTACTGGTTCTGTCTATGCTTGGAAGTTAGGTTTAGATGAATCAGGTGATTTCTTCGTGCCTTTTGAGGCACTTAAACTACCCGATGGCTTGGAGGTGGCTACTGTTGCTACAGGTGGAGGGTATGTTTGGGTTAGAGCTTATAGACCAGAAGGCTCTAATAAAGGACAGGCTCTACTGTATCAATGTGTAGTCGATGGTAGTGGCGCTTTAATAGCCACTGTTGTTACAGAGATAGCCCCTGTCGGAACTTCAGCAGATCATAAAGTGGGAGCTTTTGCTACCCACGAGGATCTAATGTTGTTTGGTTGGAAAACAATGGCTAGTAGTCATGCTGGCACAGGTGCCGTTTCATTAACTACTGGTGGTTGGGCTAAATGGTATGAGGCTAGTGTTGATGGTGATGTTTCTTCTATAAGTATTTGGCAAGGGTTACCTGTGTTCTCTATAAGAGGGCATGGAGTTTACAGAACCCATGCTTCACAGTTTGTTACTGCTGGAGAGTTAAAGACTTCTTTCGCTGATGGTGCTTCTGGTTTGTTCAAGGTGTGGGATGATGTAACTCTCACTATGGACCCTTTAGGAACTGGCGAGTCAATTACTGTTACTGCAACTGTAGACGGTGGGGCTAATTATTCTTCTCTTACTGGTGGTACGGTTTCTGAACAGTTAAAAACCCATACTGTAGAGATAGGTAAACAATCTAAAGAGTTGGGATTGAAGCTGTCATTTGTTGGTAATGCTTCTGGTGACTGTGCGCTGACTTTCTTGTCAGCTAGATACCATCCTCTTGGCTTGGCAGACACCCTCATACAGATACCTGTTGATTGTGGCGATCATTTGAAAGGAATGAATGGTGCGCCTCTTGGTGAGAATGGTGAAGGTGCAGGTATTAGGAGAGCTAGGACACTACAGAATCTTGTTCAAACGAGAGTTAAATTTCAAGATATTGACTGGCATGTGACTGGCTCCACAGATGTTTTTGAGGTTGAAGCCTGTGATTTACAGGCAGTTACCTTATACGAACCTTCCAGATCAGGTTCTGCAATTCGTTTAATAGCGACTCTAACCCTCCGAAAAGTAGGTTCTTAGTAACAGACTTCGGGTGGTGTAGTGGACCCCCTAACAAGGAAAGATATATGACTATTAAGGTTAAAGCAAAAGAGATCAACTGGATGTCAGTTGGAGAGAAGGCTATTAGTACAGCCCTTCAATCCTTCTTGGCTATCTGGGTGGTTACGGACACTTCTAGCGTTAAAGGTGCTTTGACTGCTGCTGCTGCAGCAGGAATAGCAGTGATTAAAAATGCTGTGAAAGAATACAGAGCGCAAGTAGATAAAGCATAACCATGGACGATATTACGGACATAAAGAAAATAGGAGTATCTAGGATAACTCTTGGACTTATTATGTCCGTAGCCGTGGTTAGTGGCACTGTCGTCTGGAAGGCATCACAAATTGCTGGAAGGATTGACGATTTAGAAAAGCAGGTACAGGTAATTGAGGGCAACACTGGGACAGACAGTACAGTTCTGGCGAAACTTGATGAAATATCTCAAGGAGTCATGGAAAATGCTGGCGGTCTTGATGATTTGCGGAGCGCTAGGGTCGATGACCTTAGCCGTTTTACTCCTTCTCATATTACAAGCGCTATGGCGGCTGATGTAGAAATAATCAGAGATGACGTAGATGAAATGAAAGAGATTATCGCTGGTCTCGCTTGGGTTCCTTCAGAATTTAGCACGATCTGGGATCGTATATATCTAGCTGAAGAAGCTATTCAAAGTAAGAACTGGGGTAAAGAGTTCTACGAATACAATGAGTGAGGAGAAAGACGGCACATCTAAAGCCGTTAAACTCATCGCCGCTATAACAGGTTTGTTGGTAGCTATTGGTACTCTTGTGGGTGCTATTACTGTGACTTTAGGGAAGAATGACCCTAGCCCTTATCAGGGTGGAATGACCATAATTTTAGATAGTCCTGAAGCCTATGCCACGTTCCTTGAAAACCATCCGGGTTAACATGCAACCGAATGAATTATCAGGAATGAAAGTTTGGATTGACCAAGATCTCTGCACAGGTGACGGACTCTGCGAAGAGATAGCACCCTCTGTTTTTTTCGGTCACGATGATGGTCTTTTCTACGTCAAGGAAGATGGTTCCGAAACACCGAAAGAACCAACTCACAAGATGAGTGAAACTGTTGATGTTAAGCCTGAGAATGTTGAGGCAGTAATCGAAGCGGCTGACGAATGTCCCGGTGAGTGTATCTTCATTGAATTAAGCTAATAATTATGAAAAAGAAAAAGAAACCACATACCCAGAAAAAGAAAAATGGAAGAACAACAAAAAGAAAAACCAGTGGAGGATACTGAGAAGTACCCATTTGGCAAGACTACATTCAAACACTGTCCTACGTGTAATAAAGACACGGAGGGTGGTATCTGGTGCGGTGTATGTAGTAAGGCATACAGTAGTACAGACGCTAGTCGTATCTTAGGTGGGATGAAGTTTAAGAGCTTTACTGGAGCTTCCTCCACTTCCCCTAAAGTAGAAAAGTTTTGGCAGACAGGTGATCCATCTGTCTTTGCTAAGAAAGGAGCTTTAGACTATCAAGGAGACTAAATTGACATGTGAGTGTCAAGAATGTAAGTGTGATCCGTGCGAGTGTTAATCGAAGTCTAGCTGAACTTCTCTCATAGCTCTTGCAGTCTTATCTGGGCGAACTTCTAGGTAAGCGATAGTCATAAGTTCTGATTCGTGACGCAAGCAGTCACGAATGGAGGACATTGGTACACCTTTGTCCTGAAGAATACCAGCATACGTCCTACGCATGTCATGGGGAGTGAATTTAATACCTACGAAATCAGAATAATGTTGACACCTTTTAACAATGAGACTTTCAGAAACAGACCCTTCCTTCCAGAGGATTTCTTCGACAGGGAGGACATTCTCGGAGAGAGAGGGGCGATATTGGATCTTGATGATGACACTCTCGCTGTCTTTAGGTCTCCTACCCAAATCCCCAGTAGCAGTAGAGTGCCAGTCGATCAAACGGAGTCGGGTGTTCTCACTGACAGCGATATGGGCGAGCTTTCTCCCTTTGCCAATGAATTTAATTTCCCCTTGTTCTAAATCTATTTGACCCCAAGTCAAATTCCTTATCTCTGCTTTTCGTAGACCACATGAAAAGCCAAGACGTAAGATTATTTCATCTCTACGTCCCACTAATGAGTCTGTGTCTATTGCATCAATAATTACTTGCACATCTTCTTCTGATAACCAGTTGTGTTCTATCACTTTACTATTTCCCGGTCTTACTTGTTTTTTAATATATCTAGCAGGATCTTCTTTAACTATTTCCTTATAGGCACACCAGTCAAAGAAAGCCCCTACATGGTACCTTCTGTTCCTGAGTGTTGAATCAGATGGAGCCAGCCCTTCTCTTTGTCCTTTGACAAGTGGACGATGACACCAATCAACCAAAGAGGAGAGGTTCCATTGATTGATTGGTGCATCCCCCAATGCGAACAAGGTTTCACGAGCAGAAGAGAGTGACTTCTTTGTCTTGAAGCCATTGGCGGGATCTTTCAGGTATTCGATAACTGCTCGTTGAGTTCGCATACTGACAGTATAGCGCCCCAAAAAATTTTATGGTTTACAATTACTAGATTTCTTCTAAGCCACCATCGGGATCAAATATATCCCTATAGTCATCTGCATTGAAATCGTCAAATGAATCCTCACCGAAGATTTCTTCATAATAAGCTGGATCTAGAGGAGCGTGTCTTACCATTGGCATTATCCTGCCATTGAAGGTAGACATAACCATCTGTGGACCACACATACATTTACCCTCTGGATCACACTCGTGAACAAAACCTTCATCAGGCACTTGATGAACGGAGCTAACCGTGCCATCTTCCTCTACGGTCATAAATGTATGAAAACCTAGATGAGGTGGAACACCCCTATCCGTAAAACCTGTCATAGGACGGTATACAAATCTGTTCTTCTGCCATCGTTTCTAGTCCTGCCTCTAAAAAGGGCATCTACTTCTACATTGGTAAGAACATCATGTGAAGGGAGTGTCTGAGCTAAAACGATCTTTTTATGATAGAACCTATCGTGACTAAAACCTTCAACATTTTGTGCATTAAAATGATATGAACAGAAATCATTTTTGTATTTAGGTTGCTGACAGCGACCCCATTCTGTGAAAAATTCACAAGACGGATTTGAGTGTTTCACGAGCCCTTCTCCATATTTTATGTACATAAGATCGAGATATGCCCAACAGTTCTGCACATTCAACCTTCGTCATACCGCCCCATATCAGACACTCAACTACTGCTCTGTCTTGTTCGGGCAAGGCTTCTACTGCTTCTATAATTGACTCTTTGTTGTCAGAATCAATTTGATCTACTGAGGCTCTTCTTTCTAGATGAGCAGGATCAATCGGTATTTCACGAGCCATCTAAGAACAATGCCTTACACTTATGACGGAACTCTTCTAAAGTTCCGTCATTGTCGATGACTAGATCCCATTGATCCCAGTCATCGAGGGCATGTTCTGATGGATGTTCTAGAACAGCGACATCAGGTCGGTTGATTTTGACCAGTGTGCCTCCTGCTCTTTTTATTGCTACGGCTTCATTAGGGAAACGAACGTCTGTTATAGCTACTGGATGACCTGCTTTTATCATCATTTCTGCCTGCTTCAAAACAGGTCTAACCCAAATATCTGTATGAATTAAGTCTCGTGCGCTAGTCCCTAGTTCCTGTAAGAAGAGTCTTACCTCTTCTATGGCTTTCATGTTTTCCCAACCCTCATTGTCTATGCCTTCTTCAAGGCGTAAACCTGCTGATTCAATATATGGATTAAGACGGTAAGCGAGTTGACGAATCTGGTCAGCAAAAGCGATACGAGCGGTAGCTTCTGAGGCGTATGCAGCGGTGTCTTTGCCTACTCTTGCTCTGTAGGCAAAACCTATTAGTGGATACTTGCTTGTTTTCATCATCGTCTTTGACTGTCTATGTCAGTCACCTCACCTCCAAGACATTGTGACTCTTTCCAGACTTTATCCATGAGTAGTCTGGTAGCAAGTTCAGGTATATCTGCTTCATCAGCAAGCCGAACGAATTGGCTAAGGTCGATAATCCACTTGCCTTTTGTGTGTGTTTCCGTATGTCCCCTATTGAGTCGTGCTTTATCAATCGAGATGATTTCCCAAATGGGTGCAAGAAAGACTCTTGGTTCTGCTTTGTCTGCTTTATCTCGTAATACAAAAAATACATTAGGAAACCATTGTAGGGCTTTTCTGACAGTTAGCTCATCTAGAATGAAAAGATTTCTTTCTTCTACTCCTTCTAGGACTCGCCAACCTTCTGTGTAGGTGTTGTTTTTTTCTTTTATCTCTATGAAATATCCGGGAACCCAAATGTCTAAATCATCTTTTCCATTGAATTTAGTTAAATTCGGAACCCCTATACGATTAGCTACATACTCTTCGTATTCTCTAGCATTCTTAAAGTCAAACCTTCGTTCGGCTTCTGTCCTTGTATATCTATTGGCTGTGGTCATTCTTCTCCCAAGTTTGTAAAAGTTCCTGACCGAAGTCCCAATCAACAACCATTAAAGTCATTGAGTCCACCTCACGCCGATCACCAGAGGCGACAACCAATGCCCAACGGTTGTCACCCCCAGCTACTGCTTTGAGCAGTCGAACCCATTTTGGGATTTCCCACCTTTTCCTATGTTTTGCTTCAATAGGAAAAGGTACACCATGAAAATCATTTGATGGATTACCGGCTTTAGCCCTATCCGCTTCGGACCATATATTTTTCAAGCCGTCCAAAACCTCATTCTCAAAACGAGTGCCTTTTTGACGAGCTTTGTTCATTGAACTATTTTAGTTCATTACCTGTGGATAATCGAGGAACTCTCTAATTCTTTGGAACTGCAAACTGAGTTGAAAGCCCATTTCATAATTGGCTCTAACCACTGGTCTGCATCTTCTATAGCTTCTGCAAACCTGCCACCGGGAGGTGTCAGTATTCCAGTTCTATTTATACCTGTATCTAGTAGCACTTTCTGTGTGGCGTTTCTGCCTGCTTCATCATCATCAAATGCAAGAATTATCACTTTGTACCGCTCAAGTGTCTTACACCATTCTTTTCTCCAAGTAGATGCTCCAGATGGTAAGGCAAAGCAATCGACTTGCCCTTTAGACCATTTCTGTAGACACCATAGATCAGATTCTCCCTCAACTATTATTGACACACTGTTGTCAACATTTTGAGGAGTGACTGTATATAGTCCAGAGGAGAAAGCTGAACCTGTTACCGAGTATTTAGCCCCTGAGCGAAAATCACGTACCTTTATCCCTCTGACTATTCCTTGTTGGTCTCTATGTGGTATCCAAAGAACATCCCCATACTTTTCATCGTTTTTAAGAGCTACACCATACTGCAGTAAGTCATCTAAAGTCAGGAAAGACCACTTACCAGAAACCCATCCCTTAGCGGTCTCGTAAGAGTCCGTAGAACCCTCTGGTTGCTCTTCAAAAAGATCAGTAAGGTCAGGCAACTCGATTTTCTTCACAGGCGCAGGACGGCGTGTAAATAAGGCACTGGTGCGACCTGAGAGTATCTGTAAAGCCTCACCGTAACTACAACCTTTTGCTAACTGGACGAGCTTAATTACATCACCTGTTTCTCCAGTGCTAAAATCATGGAAATGCTCGTCTTTATCCCCGAAACTTCTACTATATATATGACAAGAAGGAGTGTGATCTGAAGGGTTCGTCAAAGACCTTATCTTATGTTGCCTGTTAGGGGACTCAAGCCCAACCAGTCGAATAGCATCAAGCATACTCACAGACTCTTTTATATGGTCTCTCAAACGATTATCGAATTTTGGCATTACCAAGGATCTCTTAATTCTAAAACAAGTTTACAATCATACGACTTTCTTAAAGGGGAAGTACCATCTTTATTGGTCACATTACAGAGACTGGTATCTCCATGCTTTGTGCAGGAAACTCCAAAGCAGTAACCAAACTTAACCCCAAAAGCTATCCACTCGGAATAAGTCATCTCTGGTTGTTCACTTGGAACAACCCTTAGAGGGGCTCTAAAGAAGTTGTTGCTGGACATTATTAAGTCTCTCTTTTGCTACTTTAATGAATTTTGGATCTATTTCACTCCCTAAGAACTTTCGGTTTAGCTTTTTAGCGACAACCGCTGTAGTTCCTGTACCTATGAAAGGATCATAAACAGTGTCCGCTACTTCTGAAAAATTTTCCAAGATAATCTCAACTAACCTCTCAGGAAATACAGCACCATGACCTGTATGTTTACTTCGTTCTCTTTTAATTAGCCATAGATCGTCTAGTGTGCCTCTCTCAAAGTTTCCTTTAGATAGAAACTGCCGACTAATGGCATCATCCCTATCAAAAACTAATATGAGTTCTGTTCTGCGATTAAGAACGTGTTCTGCCATTGCGGGTTGACCATGCCCCTTGTCCCAAACAATAATTTCTTTAAGCTGTTCATTAAAATCTCCAATCATTTGAAAAACTGAACGCTTACTGCCAGTGACAATACCTACATTGTAAAAAACTAATGGTGACACCCTTAAGAGTTCTTTGAGAATGTTCGTGTGTAATTCGTTGTATTCTTCAATAGGTAAGTTGTCATCAAAACCTTCATACTTACTACTAAACTCTTTGACTACCTGCCGTGAACAATACTCCCCCCATGCGCCGTTCTCATATTTTCCCTTACCACTTTTTCTTCTTATCCGTAGGTTCATATTGTAAGGCGGTGAAGTAATTACTAAATCAACAGAGTCATCTCTCATCTTCCCTAATGTTGTTAGGCAATCTTCATTGAAAATTTCACTTTCTAAAAACTCTTTATTCATCTCATCTCCACACCCTGTCTATTGAGACAGCGCCTTGATGGATACCAGTGGGATAAGCCTCCCCATCTTTCATTCCCATTCTGGTTATAGAAAAGCCAACTGGCTACTGCTACGTTTGCGACTGGATCGTAGATACTGCTACCCTCAAAACCGGCTTTTCTGCTACGTTCGTCCCACCACTTCGGTAAGTGCTGGAAAAATCCTGTGGCTCCGCTCTTAGGGTTGACCGCTGTCGAATAAAAATCATTAGGATCAGCAGATGACTCACAAAAGGCTACAGCTAGGAAAGTATCCTGATCCTCAGGAGCAAAGAAACTTGACACAAGTTCGTCAAGTGAGGCACAACCGCCTACATTAACTAGAGAAAGAACTAATGCTAATCTCGCCATGTCTTTCTTTTCCCCCTCATAGAACGAAGTACGTCAGGATGAAAAGAATTGATAGGTTCTCTATTGAGATTTTTCATCACATCATTTATTCGTCTATCTGAAACCCAAATACTCATAACTTTCACTATAAGTATAAAAAGTATAATTCCCAAACCTAAAAGAATATATTGTTCAGACATTCATCTGCCTCCTATGGATAATTTAACACAAGTTCTGCTATGCGACCTGTATCTGGATGCCATTTATGTTTAACACCGTCTGGATGTATACCTCCTCCAGTTCGAGTCTTTAAGAACTGGAGCCTAATATCATTTTCTAAGAGCATCCTAGTTTCTTGAGATACGTCAGGAGACAAACTCGGCTTATACATTCCCAAAACATAATCTGCTGATTCCTCACCACCAAATTTACCATCTGTTAAATCGAGAGGTTTATGACCAGCGTTCTGTTCCCCTCGTTTAACTTGGTGGAGAACACAGAGAGCCACATCATGCTCTCTTGCAAAAACTTTCAAAGCCCTACCGAGACTCTGCACATTGTCCATCTGGTTAGTGCCATAGTTGCGGATCAATTCTAGGTAATCAACTAAGATTAAACGAGGACTCACACCCATCTTTGTTTGGTATTCCTCTATCTTGTCGGACATATCACCTAACCCTAAATCGGGTTCATCAGCAATCATTAGAAGAGGGAAATCTGAGGTCGTGGATTCCACAGCAGAGGAAACTCCGTGTTCTCGCATTGATTCCTCTATTGTCTTTGTGGGCGTGTTTGTATATGCAGAAGAAATACGTTCAAGAATGTAACGTCCGTGCATCTCTAAAGAAAAAATTATTGTAGGAACTTCTGGTACGTTTACCGCCCAATTAACAAGCCACCATGTTTTACCTACACCTGTTCTGGCTAACAGGATCATCACTTGCCCGGGAGCTATGCCCCCAGATGTCAGGTCATCGAAAAAACTATACCCAGTGGGGACTCGGACAATATCCGAAGTCGCCCACTGGTATAGTTCACCCTTGACCTCTTGAAGGTCTCTCAACACTTAGGGTTTAATTTTACCGTCAGCTATTAAAGACGCATATTCATCAGCAAATCCTGCTTCTTTGAACGCCCATTCTGGAGCATGTTTTCCATACTTACTATCAAACAACCAGACTGCTATCTTGTAGCCATTAACCTCAAGGGTCTTATGGGAAAGATCTGGCTTTGTGCCACCATGAACCGAACCTTCACCAGAGGCGAATACAGTCCAGTCGTCAGGGTTATGAAAAAAAGCATCTTCACATTTCTGAACCATAGTGCTTTTACCATGAAGAGGTTTTGGAGTGCCAGGGGTATGACCTGATCCTGTGTTGACTGGCACAGGAATATCATCTTGGTCTACCCTTACTGGTGCTTCACCACTGGGAGGAGTGAAAGCCTCTATAACTTTATCCTCCGCTTCCTGTTGTGACAGTTGAGGAGGTGTCTCCGCACCTGCCACATCAAGGATAGTAGAATGGATAAGTTCCACAGCGGCAGCAAAATCGCCACTGTTAAGAACAGATGCACCCTTTCCTTGAAAAAGCTCACCAGCAACTTTCGATGCTGTCTGAGCAACTATTAAATTGTCTCTACTCATACTTTCTCCTTGTGTTGAGTACGTCCAAATGGACACCTTACCCAGTGATCGCAATATGCCTCACTGCAAAGGAATGATTCCGTGTTAGGGAAAAATGGTCCACCCTGATCCACAGCTAACGCCACGAGTTTAGCTGTCAGCATGGTGGCTTCGACTTGTTCTTTATCTCTCTCTTCATGGATACGCCAGAAAGGTTTAACAGGAGGCTTGTTACCTCTCACTGGCTTCTTCAAAATCTTATCTATCTCAACAGCGATAACATCGTAAACAAATGTAATCTCGGCATCTGGATTTCCTAGCATATGTCTAACAGCGTTAATGTAATAACTTGCTTGTGGAGTTTTATGTGCAGAGAACTTGTCACTACGAGGAGGCTTCTTAGTTGTCTTGTGATCCACGATATATATATTGCCGTAGTTGTCTCGTAAATTCAAATCCATTGTCCCACCAAGTTCCCAGTTAGGGACACCTGATTCCCAGTCAAGTTTGAAAGTATGCTCGACTGCTAACACTTCATAGTTCTCATCCCAGTAACATTCTTCTTTGAAGTAGTATTCAAGCATTCTATTTATGAATGCGATTGACATGAACTTGTCAAGTATTACTTCATCTTCTGAAGCGGTTTTAGGTTGATATATCCAGTTGAAATCATCTGTGATTTCTAATTCGTGCTTAAAGGCTTCTGTGGCACATTCTTGAAACTCATCAAGCATGTATAGGAGATGAACGTCACCAGTCTCTTTTCTAGTATTGTAGTAAAGTTCCAGACCAGCATGAAAACCTGTACCTATAGCTCTAGAGACACCATTACCATAAGGGATGTTTGGATCTATAGCATACTTTAGTTTCTGACCGCACTGCATAGCCGTGCTTATCAACGACTGTCTCATTAAATTGTTCTTCAAATGTTCGCTCCAGATAGAATATGGACTAGTCTGTTAATTTTAATCAAGTATCTCACCTGATGAATAGTAGCAGTGGTCTGTGACACTATTTCTGGAACAGTGAGCCCAGCACGGTATCTGAGAAGGATTGCCTGCTTGGTGACAGGGCTTAAAGGTCTTGCCCTACCTCTCTTAGGGTTAGGGATTAGTCCAAATTTATCGTGGACTCTGTATATCCATGTACGTGACCATCCCCCTATTCGAGAGATTTCTAACACGCTGTAGCCTACCTCATGGAGACCACAGATTTCGTCATAAGAGTTTGGTGGTTCTGGAGCTTGTATCTGCATTCACCCAGTATACAATAGCTAAGTGACAAGGTGTGCAATACCTATTTAAGAGACTCCGCAAATGCCACGAAGGTCATAACTCTCTCATTGGCTACGCCATCAGCTTCACCAAGATGAGGCATGAAGAAATGTTGAACAGCTTTCAGTCTGGCTTCAGTTTCTAAGCCGAATATACCATCCTCTTTCTGCTGAAGAAATTTTTGCAAGCGAGCAACATCAGTTCCTGTGTCTCCAATTCGCAGTTCAAGTTTATTCCTCATTTTTTCCAACATAGCGCTACTGGGTTCAAGCCCTCCCTCTAGGATGACGTTCCTTAAAATTTTGCCGGGGCAGGAAGTGTTCTTTACAGCAGAGTGTGGGATTATCTCACCATGTCCCCACCTGTCACGAGACAACTGGACAGCTTTCTGTAATCCCTCTATCAGTTCAGGTGTAGTGTCTTGGTCTCCTATTAAGGCACAGACAGCGACATACCTTCGGTTCATTGTTAATGAACCCTGAGCGCCATTCTCTGTTTCCAATCCTCGCAGTTCCCACACTTCACCATTCAAATCAACAGCTAGGTTGTAGGCTATGTCCCACCACCCATGAGTATTCATGTGTCCTCGTTGTATGGAACGAAGCAAATCTATAGTATTTCTGTCTTGGTTTATCTTGAAGCCTGCATAGTGAATGCAAACGCCTTGCACTCGACTACTTTTTAATGGTCTGCTTTTTTTAGGAGGTGTTGCTCCCCAACTATTTCTACTGTGCATCATCTACCTACCCTTCAATAGTGTCCGATCAACGCACTTCAACTGCACACATTGACCATCGCTGTCCGGTCAACGCACTTCAACTGCACACATTGACCACCTTAACCAGCTTAAAAAAAATGCACGGACTTGACAGGCGACTGTCAAAAAAAAGACAAAAAAAAAGAACCCTTCCGCTACGAGGAGGAACAAGTAACGGAAGGGCTCGATCTATATAGTTTTACCCGATCTAGAGGTAAATTTCAGACTACACGAATGTATCCTGTTCTGCAAGTTCTGGCTTAATTGATCTAGCGCCATTGATAAACGCTTTGACCTCCCCAGTGTTCAGGTAGTAACTGGCTCGTTCGTTTATTTGAACGAACCACCTGTTACGACCATCTTCACGGTTTGTATTAGGCTCATTGAAGAACTCTTGAATGTAACCATCCCGCCTCATTACTTCTAAAGCGGTATGTATTCGTGATGTTTGAGTCATTGAATTTCCTCCTTATTCGTCAGGCTTAGGTTGGGAGAGATG